AATGATGATGCTTACTGAAGACATAAAAACTCCTAAAAATTAGTTGACCAAAACGTCATAATAGCATTATTATCCAAACCGTCAACTATATTTTTTGGAGAACGATATGAACGGTAACTCACCTCCCGCATTCCCCCGGCCAGCGTCTGACGCTCATGCACACGGGATGCACGAGCCACAATCGGGCATGACTTTGCGTGACTACTTCGCCGCAAAGGCAATGCGGGGGCTCCTAGGAGAGTTGGATTTAGTGGTGTCTACGCCCGCAAAAATTTGCGAACTCGCTTATGTGCTTGCGGACGCAATGCTCAACGCTCGCGGACAATAATGCCGACCCTTCGCCCCTATCAAGCCGCGCTACGCGATCAGGTCTATACCGCATGGGCCGTCGGCGCTGTGGACGTCATGGCTGTGCTGGCCACAGGTGGCGGCAAGACCGTGGTGTTCAGCGACGTCATCGCCAACAACCAGGGGCCGAGCGTCGCCATCGCCCACCGCCAGGAGATTGTCACGCAGATAAGCATGGCGCTCGCACGCAACGGCGTCCACCACCGCATCGTCGGGCCCAAGTCGGTCGCGCGCATCGCCACCACACTACACATCGCCGAGTTGAAACGCAACTTTGTGGACCCCATGTCCCAGGTTGCCGTCGCTGGTGTGGACACCCTCATTCGCCACGACCAGAATGACCCGTGGCTCAACCGCGTGACGCTGGTTGTCACTGACGAGGCGCATCACCTGCTGCGCGGCAACAAATGGGGCAACGCGCGGGCGCTGTTCCCCAATGCGCGCGGGCTCGGTGTGACGGCAACACCGGTGCGCGCTGACGGCCAGGGGCTCGGGCGCCACGCCGACGGAGTGTTTGATTTCATGGCGTGCGGGCCCAGCATGCGCGAGCTGATCGACATGGGCAGCTTGACGGAGTACCGCATATTTGCGCCACCGTCTGACCTGGACCTGCGCGACGTGCCGCTGTCGGCGTCCGGCGACTTTTCCCCGGTCAAGCTGTCTACCGCCGTTCATAAATCGCATATCGTCGGTGACGTGGTGGAGCACTATCTACGCATCACACCGGGCAAGTTGGGGATTACCTTCGCTGTGGACGTTGCCGCCGCCGCCAAGATTGCCAAAGCCTACCGCGACGCTGGCGTGCCGGCAGAGGCTGTCAGCGCCAACACCAATGACTCACTGCGCGCGAGCATTCTGCGGCGCTTCAGGGCGCGCGACATTTTGCAGCTGGTCAACGTGGACCTGTTCGGCGAGGGCTTCGACTTGCCCGCCATCGAGGTCGTGATCATGGCCAGGCCCACACAGAGTTATGGGCTATTCGCTCAGCAGATTGGCCGCTCGCTTCGCCCACTGGAGGGCAAGGTACACACCATCATCATCGACCCCGTTGGAAATGTCCACCGCCACGGCCTGCCCGACGCGGCGCGGGTCTGGTCACTCAACCGCCGCGACAAGCGCGCCAAGCTGGACACCACTGGCGTCATCCCCGTGCGGACCTGCCCTGAATGCACGAGCGTCTATGAGCGGTTTCGCGTGGCCTGCCCGTACTGCGGCCACAAGGTAGAGCCCACGGGCCGGGGCTCGCCCGCGCTGGTTGACGGCGACCTGTACGAAATGGACCCCGCCGCGCTCGCGGTACTGCGCGGGAAGATCGACGCGCCACCGAGTTACCACCCCGACGCCATGATTGCAGCGACGCTTAAAAAGCACCACCGCGAGCGGGCCCAGGCGCAGCAGGAACTGCGCGATCGCATGGCCCTGTGGGGTGGTGCGGCCACAGCGGCGGGCGACACGATCAGCATGGCACAGCGGCGCTTTTTCCTGACCTACGGTGTGGACGTGGGCACCGCGCAGACACTTAACGCCCGCGAAGCGCGGGAACTGATGGGGCGACTATGAAATACCAAACCCTCTACGAGCGCCTGGTGGCCAACACACGGCTGGCCGAGCCGGACAACGCGCAATCATGCTGGCTGTGGACAGGTCACGCGCGGGACTACTACCCCAAGGTGTGCGTACGCAATATGCACGGTCAGCCGCGCAATGTTTATGCGCATAGATTGATGTTGGAGGAGGTTCTGGACTGCACCTTCCCCTTCGATGAGGCCGGGCACCTGTGCAGCAATCCGCGCTGCATCAACCCTGACCACCTGGAAGTGCAGACCCATGTGCACAACGTCCACGAGCAGCAACGCAACCATGGCGTAGCCATACGCAGTGACAAGTCCTGGATACCGGTGCTGTACCCGCGAGGCTGTGATGCTTGAAGCCGCCATACAGTCTCGCGTCCGGCTGGAGGCGTCGCGCCAGGGCTGGCACCTGTGGCGCAACAATGTCGGCGTGCTGCTGGACTCGCGCGGCGTGCCGGTGCGCTACGGCTTGGCCAACGACTCCAAAGCTGTGAACAGCACCGTGAAATCCGGCGACCTTATCGGCATCCGGCCGCTGCTGGTCACACCTGAGATGGTCGGCGGTGTGGTCGGCCAGTTCGTCTCAGTCGAGTGCAAGCGACCGGGCTGGAAATACAGCCCCAATGACGCGCACGAGCAGGCGCAAATGCGATGGGCCGAGATAGTTTTACTTGCCGGTGGGCATGCAATTTTTACAACAGGACAACTATGAGCCGCAAACAACCCCCCAACCTACGCGCCGATATGGTGGTCGCTGCGCTTCGCGTAGCCCGCCGTGTCGGTTACGCCCACATGACCCGCGACGCTATCGCTACCGAGGCGGGGTGCAGCGCCGGACAGGTGACCATCGTGCTGGGCACCATGCCGCAACTACGCCGCTCAGTCATGCGCGCCGCGGTACAGGCGCGCGACCTACCCGTCATCGCGCAAGGGCTGGCAGCGCGCGACGCGAACGCCCGCAGCGCGCCGGATGACGTCAAGCGCATGGCGTTGCAGGGGCTGCTGTGAGTTGCCCGGCCCCACTGGCGACAATGGCGCAATACCGGCAATGGATTCTCTACCGCGCCGAGGCCCAGGTCGGCACGACCAAGCTGGCCAAGCGACCGATCAACTACCGCACCGGCCAGGTTGCCAGCGCCCAGGACCCGGCCAACTGGCTGAGTTATGACGAGGCTGTGGCCACGGGGCACCCCATCGGCTTTGTCTTCACCGAGAACGACCCGTTCTGGTTTGTCGATATTGACTCGTGCCGCGAGGGCAATGCCTGGAGCGCACTGGCAACCGAGATATGCTCCATGCTGCCCGGCGCCGCGATTGAGGTCAGCATCAGCGGCCAGGGCCTGCACCTGTTCGGCACCGGCACCGTGCCACCACACGCCAGCCGCAATGACGCCCTGCACATCGAGCTATACACCGAGGGCCGCTTCGTGGCCATTGGCACCGGCGCGATGGGTGATGCAGCCACCGACTGCAGCCCCGGCATGGCGGCACTGGTACCCAGGTATTTCGAGCCCCGCGCAGAGGTCACGCCGGCCGACTGGAGCGCCGCGCCGGTGCCCGAGTGGCGCGGACCTGTGGATGACGACGACCTCATCCAGCGCATGACGCGGGCCAAGCCCAGCGGCGCGGCGGCCTTCGGTGCCAAGGCCACCGTAAGCGACCTGTGGGACGCCAAACCCGCCGCACTGGCCACAGCCTACCCTGACAGTGGTGGCAGGGCCTACAACGCATCCAGCGCGGACGCGGCGCTTGCGCAGCACCTGGCGTTCTGGACCGGTAAAGATTGCGCCCGTATCGAGCGCCTCATGCGCCGCAGCAAGCTGGCGCGGGCCAAATGGGACGAGCACCGCAGCTACCTGACCGGGACCGTCCTTAACGCCGTGGCCATGCAGGTTGACGTGCTGGCAGACAAGCCCGTGGCCACTGCCGTCCTGGCGCAGACTGAAGTGCGCGACGTGACCGGCGAGACGTGGCTGACGCCTGACGACCAAAAAATAATGTTCGATGGCTGCGTGTACGTGTCCGGCGACCACGCCATCATGATGAAGGACGGCCATCTATACACCGAGGGCCGCTTCAACGCCCTGTGTGGCGGTTTCAGCTACGTGCTGGAGCGATCCAGTAGCAAGCTGGCAAAGTCGGCATGGCAGTCGTTTCTAGACAACCGTGACGTGCGGTTCCCCAAGGTCAACCAGCACGAATTTGCGCCCGAGCGCGGCATAGGCGAGATATGGACCCAGGGCAACACCACATGCGTCAACAACTACGTGCCCATCAATGTGCCGCGCAAAGAGGGTAACGCGGCGCCATTTCTCAACCACCTGGCCAAGCTGCTACCCGTTGCCGCTGACCGGGATATTTTGCTGGCGTACATGGCGGCCGTGGTGCAACACCCTGGCGTTAAATTCAAGTGGGCACCGCTTATTCAGGGATGCGAGGGCAACGGCAAAACCCTCCTATCCCGCTGCGTGGTCGAGGCGGTGGGTCGGGCTTATTGCCACACGCCTAAGGCCAGCCAGATTGCATCGCGCTTCAATGACTGGATCGACGGCAAAATATTTATCGCGGTCGAGGATGTATTTCCGCAGCAGGATGACAGTCTCATGGAAGCCCTCACCCCTATGCTGACAAACGAGTGGCAAGAGGTCGAGGCCAAGGGTGGCGCGAAGGTCAGCCGCCGAGTTTGCGCCAATTTTATTTTGAACGCCAACCGCAAAGACGCGCTGCGCAAAACCCGCAACGGTCGCAGGTTCGCTATGTTCTACACCGCGCAACAAAGCCTAGACGATTTAAAAAAATGTGGCACGGATAGCGATTATTTTTTCAACTTGTTCAATTGGCTGAACCGGGAGGGCTGGGCGATCGTGGCCAATTACCTCCACACCTACGCGATCCCAGACGCCCTGAACCCAGCGACCCATTGCGAACGGGCGCCGACTACCTCCAGCACAGAGGAGGCGATAACCGCCAGCGTAGGCCGGCTTGAGCAGGAGATACAGGAGGCTATTGAACAAGGGCATGTAGGGTTTAAAGACGGTTGGATCAGCTCCTATTGGTTAGATAAATTGATTACCAGTTTGAAACTTGAAGCAAAGTACCCGCGCAATACACGCGGCGCCCTTTTATTAGAACTGGGTTACTTCCCGCATCCGGGTCTGCCAGGTGGCCAGGTCAACAATGTAGTCTCCCCGGATGGCGCAAAGCCGCGCCTTTTCATAATGGCGGGGCATGAGAGCACAGAAGCAAAGGGCGCCGAGGTGGCGCGCCTTTATGTCGAAGCACAGACTATTTTTACTGAACCGGTACAGCTGCGTTCGGTGGCGTGACAAGCATACAAAACAGGGCAAATTTAGCGGCCGGCATGTTGCGCCGGCCGCCCTCCCATTCTTGCCATGCGCGCATGGTGGCGCCGATAAGCATGGCTGCCTGGGTTTGTGTCAGGCCGGCCGCCATGCGCGCCTCACGCGGGTTTATAGGAGCCATAGCAAAGCCCCTGTAATGATGGCCATGCAGAGCCACCACAGCAAAGGGTAACCCGTGCGCTTCGGGCCCTCGATGGCCTGAGCGTAACGCGGGGTTTTGAAGGCTTCGTCAAGTGTGCGAGGGAAACGGTCGTGATGTTTCATGGTTAGACCTTTAATTAAAATAAGGCGCAAGTGCCTTAGCGTCATCGCACCATGGCGCCCAACTGAAGGTGTCGCCATACGGTGAATAGTTGACAGTGAAACGCCGACCACGGTGGATAACGAACATGGTTCCATTTTTTGCACGTTGATAAACCCGTCGTGAATACCATGTGCCCTTCACATTAAAGGTGCCGTCTGTGCGAATAATTTTCATGGTTAGATACTCTTGTACTCTGTGGCCAGTGTGTTCCTGCAGTCACGGATGGATTGCACCAGATAGCGCGCTTCATCGCGCACGTAGTCCATGCAGGGCTTGTTGCGAAGGGCGATGCACTCACGCAGGCGCGTCAGTGACGTCTCCAATTCAGTTTCTACGGCCTGTGCTGTATCAAAAATCTGAGCGTGTTCCATGGCTTGTTCCCCGTAGACCCGTGCGTGTTCGTCAGATATGCGCGCGGCATCCTTGTCATCATCGAAAATTTGAGGGAAGTAAACCCGCTCATCGTTTTCAGTCAGGCGATAACCGGCCAGGATGCGACCGTGCGGCAGGCGCGCAATGATTCCGATACACAAATCATCCTGAGATGTATCGGTGTAGTAACCCGTGTGGCCGAACCCGCATACCTCATGCGCGTCTTGTTCGCGCCAACGCTCTGCGCCGTCATGCGAGTACCATGCCTCACTGCCGCGCGACAGAGCGTAGTCGGTGCGCAGGTTAACGTAACGCATGTCGCGCCAGGTTTTTTTGGTCGATGGTGGCCGGCGCGCGTTGAATTGAACAGCCGCAGCGCGCAGGGATGCAAGGCGCGCGGGCGCCCGCACACGTAGGTTTAAATAGGTAGCGGTCATGGTTAGCCCCTTTTAAATGTGACGTCGGGCCAG